CCATCTGAGCTTCAAGAGTTGTCGCTCTAGTTGCTAAGGCGCTGTCAGCCGAAGCGCGGGCAGTTTCTTCAGTAGTGATTCTTGCACCTACACTCGCGGCTGCTCCACGCGCTGCGCGAAGTTCTATCTCACTATCTGAAGCAGGACGAATTGAACATTTATGCCAAGTGATGTCCCTAGTTGTTGAGGAAATATCACCAAAACCGTTCCAGCCAGTCATAGCAAAGATTTGAGCTACATTAGCGGTATTGATAAGTTGCACTAGCTTAGCAAATCTATAGCGTCGTCCCGGAGTTCCTGCACCATGAACAGTACCATTCACATCAGGTTCTGACCAAAATCCATAAGATGTGCTGTCTGTTATGCCGGACACACCGTATTGTATGTAAACGCCTGAGCCATTCAAAGTCCCACTGTTCAGACGAATATCGGCTTCGAGTACATGCCAGCCTTGAGTAAGGACTCCGTTTATACTTTGGAGAATTCCCCAGTCTGCTCCAGTCGTTCCTTTTGCTTGCCGATAAGCAAAAGGGCTAGTGTCACCCGTTACTTTGGTGTTGGTAAGGCCGTTAGCCCAGTCTGACCAATCCTCGGGAATCGTACCGCTTGTCCCTGACCACGTTGAGAACGTTGGATTTTTATTCAACGCCTCTGGTAAAGGATAACGAACAACTGCTTCGATTGTCGTAGCTCTTCCTGCTAGAACTGAGTCGGCATTGATCCGAGCAGTCTCTTCGGCTGAGATTCGAGCTGCTACTGTTCCATAAGTTCCTCGAGCTGCAACAACTTCACTTTTCGTGTTTGTAATATCCGTTTGTGCAGTAGTGTCTAGGTCATTGAGATTTAGAGGACGACTAGTCACGCTAGTCCAAGATGCAGTCAGGGCCGCATTGGAAACACTTCCTAGGAGATCCGAGAATGTCCTACGTGCACCAATTACTTCAGTAATCGTAGTATTAACCTCTATGGGCATTTCGGTTGTCGTAGTGACACGAGTAGATAAAGTTAATTCAGCACTAGCTGCCCAAGCGTTATTTGCACGAGTAAAAGAGTCCGCATAAGCTACACGGGCCTTAAGAGTTGTTCCTTGCGTAACAGGTACTCTAATATCTGCTTCTGTTGTAACAAACGTAGGTGCTTGTGTTTGGTCAAAAGTAGAAGTATAGACCCAAATTAAAATGCGGGTGAAGTCTGGGACATTCGTTGGAATTGGTACACGAATATTAGCTTCTGACAATCCTGGAGTAACTATTATTCCTGTTGGTGCCGAAGGCACAGGATTGTCGAAAGTCTGACTAATTGCGCCGCTTAAATTTCCATCAGTGTCACGCAATCGCACACTGATATTCAACGAAGGCTCGGGAATACCTGTTCCACTGATCCGTGCGTTGAGTTGTTCAGTAAGGCGGAAGTTTCTCTGTGTCGTGTAGTAAGTCCCTAACAGGACCGCACCTTTACGAACTTCAATTACATAGTCTCGAAAGTACGGGTCTTCGTAAGAAGCGTCTACGATCCCACTTGGGGCAACGACATCCCATTCAACACGTAATTCTGACTCAGCAAAAGTAGTAACTCCTGGAGAGGCACCTGTCACACGGAGGTTAGCTAATGTAGCAATCGTACGAGCACGCCCAGTAAAAGTCTGGCTTGCGCTGACTCCAACTGAAGTCCTGTTGAGAAAATCGTTTGCAGTTACAATGACCTCATAAACGCCTTCACCTTGATACGGTATTTCAGCATTATCGGAAGGCGATACAGATTCTGTCCAAACACCGTTTTTGTAACGATATTGAATCTTATAATCTTTGACGAATACAGAGTCTGAAGCTGTGAACCTGACTTGAATTTTCTCAATATTACCAGCTCTTTCGGAAACTAAGACTCGCGTCATAGTAATTCCAGTGACAGGCGCTGGACGAATACTGGGATCGTAAAGAGAAGTTACTGGCTCTGGGACAGCAAGATTGGAGTCAATCACACTGAACTTGGCCGTGGTGTATTTCACACAAAGGAAACTCAGAACGCCATCTTCACCGTCTTCCTCGCTAATAGACTCCACGGACCATAGTGAAGGGGCAATCTGTGTAGAGGTAATACAGAAAACAGTGTTCAAGCTTCCCAGTGGAGTAGCAGGTAACGCGGTAGACCAGGAGACGTTTGCAGTATTTGTACTTCCCGTTCCATTCAAGGCTCTGCTTTGAAGAGTTCCATCGGGCATCGTGATATGTATAGTGTACGTTACACCCGATTGAAATTGAAAAGCTGAATCCATGGTCGCGGTTGTAGTGGTGCAGGATACCAGCCTACCTCCGTGCCGATACCCAATTTCGTTGACATCGGAAACCATGATCACATTTCCTGGCAGGATATCTGCTAGGTCGTAGTAACCTTTAAACGACACCATTTCATCGTTGTATTGTTCACTGAAGACTACCCAACGGCCAAACTCTAAAGCCTGTCTAGCGCTAGTTGAACCTTCGGCAATGACGTTTCTAGGGCGTCTTCCCTTACTCGCAAGTGATGTTGCGTTTTCTGCGACAACGAGTGTCTCTTTCCAGCCGTCATTAGGCTCAATATACGAACAGTAAGCAACGTTACGGATATCCTCTTCGGCAACTTGCGAATAAGAAAAAGTTCCATCAATCACGTTAGCATTAGTGACAATGCGAACAGGGTTTTTAACAGTATCCTGCGATAGCATGATACCGCCTTTACCCCAAATTAGTTTACCTCTAAAGGAAGAGGCAACTGCTTGAAGAAAAGGCATCGTGGATTGACGTTCGCGAAGCCATTTAGAGTACGTGTATCTTGGCTCTGTTCCGCCTTTGCCATCGGTTACACTTTGATCACAAACTACAGCCGGTCCGTAAAACGAGTAACGATCAATGATCGTACGGGGAATTTGATTTCCTAATCCCCAAGTCTTGTTGGTTAAAAGACCCCATAAAATCCAAACAGGATTGTTTGTCCAAGCCATCTTGAACGTACCATTCCAGACGCCTGTGTAGATGCGAGTTTCTGGATCATAGTTTGTGGGGACTTCAGTGATAACACCTTTCAATAAATAACCACGCTCAGGTATAGAATCTCCAAATAGCCTAGCGTAAGCTTTCAAGCCAACAACTGCTCGCATCGGATAAGTTAATTTGGCATCGATTATCTCTGAATACGAGCTGAAGAACATGTCGTTTTGAACAGCGACACTTACAGGATCAGGACTCGTACGTTCTACTCGAACTTGGTAGGGATGACCTCCGACAGGTAACGCAATTGAGTAACTCTTTTCAGTGGGGGAGGTGAATTTTTGAGCAAACGTAGTATCCACAACTGTCTGTGCAGAACCTCCATTTGGGATAATGTAAATCTTATAGGAAACACTAGAACCGTTCAAATCCCCGTTTTCGGGATTTTGTTCAGTCATAGAATTCCAACGTAGGGTTACTATTACTCTATCAAGCGGAGCCGAGGGATTATTTGCCAGTGTTCTTGTGACAGTATTGTTTGTTCCAAACGAGACTTTTACGTTAACTGAAACAGGATTTGAAACTTCGTCAAAACCGCTAAGGTGGTCCTGTTCAGCAAGACCCCAACGATTCTGCATCTCAACACCACGCATGTTGAAACTAAGGTCTGGGTTTTGAACAGGGGTTCTGTCAAGATACACGTTGCGGAAAGGGTCGCTAGGGTAAACAAACCCTTCAATCTCACCCGAAGAAATGATTTCGACTAGCTTAGCTACGGCTTCTGTTTGATAGGTAGTAGGCGCTTCACGTGCTGCACGCGCAGTAGAGCCTCCTCCTTTACCGGACTTCAGGCCACCAATCGCATTGTCAAACTGAGGATATCCGTAGTTGGGAAAAGTAGGGTCAATGCTGTTATTAACATCAGCATTCATCAACTCGATAACTTCTATCCCAGAAGAGGCCACATGCGATCCACATAAGATAGGTCCGCCTAACGCCAATGGTTCTGCATAGCCGTCTTGATCTACGTTAGAAGTAGAGTTAAACAGGTAAGAGTCTGCATTCTCAATCCGCTGGTCGGCACTTCCCAATTGAGGGCTAGGGGAAAGAAGAGCAGTTACACCGCCTAAGAATAGGACAGCACCTGCTCCCTGTAAAGCAAGTGCGAGCCCAGCTACCGCTCCCACGCCTGGAATAAACGACAAGGCAACTAACGCGATAGCCGCGATAATTTTGACACCACCTTTACCTTTATTAGAGCCGTCCGGAACGGGAACTAGAATAATCTCCTCTACTTTCGTAGCAGGTAGGTGAAGTTCATCTTCTCCGATAAGAACTTCTATTTCACCGGTTCTAAAAATTACATGGTAATCGCCTTTGATACAACTCAGGAACCCATTATGGCGTCGAGCCATCATTAACAAAGCACTGCGAGTATCTTCAAATACACCCTCGTGTCGCTCCCCGTAGATTTCTCCAAGGTAGCCTTCTAGTACAAGAGTTTTAATGTTTTCCATCTAGCGACTTATGCCTCACCAGGACAGGATTGTGGTTTAGCCACCTGTGTCCGTATTCGATTACTGGGAGTTTGCTGGGGGAGAAGGCACCTTCAAGTGTGCCTATGTGATGGTAAATCATACCATCTCCGATGTAAACTCCTCCGTGGTTGAACACTTTGGACCTAATCCGAACTAAGAAACAATCGAATGGTTGAGGTTCTGTTCCTTCAGGTAATTTTCTAAAACCATAAGGTTCTAGACCTTCTTCATACAAGTCTAAACCTTCGAGCCACCAGCCCCAACTTCTGGGAATCTGAGGTAACTCAATCTCTGCTTTTGTTTTTAAATAGTGACGAATTGCATCATAGCAGTCCGTGACACCTGACCTAAAAGGTCTATTCATAAGATCAGGCATAGGCAGTTGATCACCGAAGGCAAACGGCTCTTGACAGTTGATACCATTAGTCGCAACAATGATCCAAGGCAGGGCTGTCTCTATTTGGGAAGACATGTCATGAGCAGAAGGTGCAGAATAAGCATCAGGGTGAGAATGGACAATAGCGGTTATTCTTTTCTGAGCTGCAAAATCTGCATAAATTGCTCGCTCGATTTTGAATCCTGAGCGTTTGTCCTCAAACGTGTTTTCTAAGGGAATGTAGGTTCCATCTATCTCATCAGTTATTTCCCCGTCTACTACGATACCACAACTTTCGTTTGGATAACACTCAATAGCATGGCGTTTAATCGCAGCAGCAAGGCAAGGTGAGCAGTTCATGGTTGTCCGCCTAGTGTTCCTCTAAAGGGTAATGGTCCATTTCCATAGCGTGCTCTGCAGCCTAGCAAACTTTTTGAGCAAGCATCTTCGGAATTAACTGTGGTAGAAGTGTTATCAAGTTTGAACTTGTTTGTACCGCTGTAGGGACAAGTTTTCATCTCAAAAGCTGAGCCATTCCATCTGCGGTAAATAAAATCGCAATAAGTCTTAGTCAAAGTGATAGTGGGGAAATCCTGGATAACTCCATCTAGAAACGATCTGAGCTCCCAGCTCACTTCTGGAAAAGTTCGTTGAGCTTTGCTCACTATATATTGTTCTTTTCCAAAGATTTGGCTGGAATCAGCTTCTGGTTGTCCATCGAGATGTTTGAAATAAGTGCGTTGACGAGTTACAGTTGCTCCCCTGCCCCAGTCAATGGATCTGAGAAAAGCGTAAACAGTTGTTTCTACTGCGTTTACTTTTATCGTAGGTCTAGGAAGCTCGTCGTCTGCACGACTTTCAAAACCACTTGTCTCAAAGTCAACAGGTGTTAAATCAATGCCATTCCAACGCAGAAGTGGGGTATTTTGGTTACGAAGTTTTGTGATGTAGATCGCACTGCCATCTTTCTCGATAAACAACATATCGATAATAGCATCTTGCTCGAGTAGTTGGCGTTCAGAAGCTTGATTCATGGCACTTGGTTCAAAGTTGCACGGACAGTCCAATTGGTTTGAGTTCTAAGTTCAGACCACTCAGTGACTTTCCAATTATAGGTTATATTCTCAGGTTGCAAGGCCATCGTAAACTTATCAACGCCTTTAGTGCTTTTGAAAAAGTTTACAATAGTATCTTTTTGAGTAGCAGTTAACTGCGACCAAGTAAACACTACGTCTTTGTACAGCATCGTATTTATGCCGTCGGGCGCTTCAGCTATATACCCATCACCAAAGGACGCCGTCTTTTTCCGTGGCTGTATCCTTGTTTCGAGAGGAGCATCTGGATTGACTGTAAAAGGAAAAGCTGCCATTATTTTCTACCTCCTCGTTGGCTTAACGAGCGTTCTCTGCTCGCTAATTTCTTAGCGATTGCAGCTTCAACAGAGTCGGAAATTACTTTCCCTATTCGAGCTTGCTCCTCAGGAGATACACTTCCTGAACTATCCCCTGTCATCGTAAACGAGTTATAGTTAACCACGTTGACATTTCCCGTACTACTTGAAGAGGAGGAAGGGGAATAAACAGGTTGTGCGACGTAGCTTGGCTGATAATTATCTCTGTGGCGGGGATGATCAGGAGTAAGGACCTCTTCACCCTTTTGTCCAATCAGAAGTTGTTCATTACCACGCGGAGCTCTACGTCTCATATCGCCATCTTTACCAATGATTCCACCTGAGTGGAAAAACGGAATAGCATTCGCTACGGCTGCTGCTGTCAAAGATAGTGCTGCTGTCGTTAGCGCGGCTGCTGATGCTAGTAATGCAGCACCGGCTGTCACATTTGTCGCAGCGGCTGCTGCTGTTGCTCCAGCGGCTGTCGCAGTAGTACCAGCGGCTATCTGCCCAAACACGGCTGAGAGGATTTGCTGGGCAATCGAGCCATTAAATCCAGGGATGACCGAACCAATCAAACTCAAAGCACCTTGTTGAAAAGTGTCAGCGCCAAGGCTCAGCACAGAGCTACCTTGAGTCAGTGTTTTAGCTGCATTTTGTAATGGAGCAGCAATCGCATTAACCGCGCCACCTGCTCCCGTGCTTTGGGGTACTGCAACGCCACTTGTAGGCCCAATAGGACTTGCGGGCGACGCTACCTGAGTGGCTTGTGTGCCAACTTGGGGCAATGCTGCCCCGCTGTTAACCGCCCCTGCGTGGGGCATTGCAGCCACGGCGGCTTGAAACATCGTCGCAGCATTGGACATCGTTGTAGCAGTTAGCTCATCACGGCTAGTAATCGCTTCAAGTCGTAAAGTCACAGCTTCTGTGCGTGCTATGATTTGAGCTTCAGCAACAGTAGCATTGTTCAATGCTTGATTAAACGCGATTTGAACACCTGTAGCATCCGCAGCCTTTTGGATATCTGCAGTTGGGTCTTTTCCGCCGGAAAAGGCCGAGCGAACTTTTGTAAGCATCGGATCGATAAACGTCGTACGAGCAAAACTTGCTACCGTGTCACGAAGCAGAGCCTCTAAATCTAGCGTTCCTGTTTTGATGAAGTTTTCAAAAGCATCACCTGCACGATCAATACCGTCAGAAAGAACTTTTCCAACATTCGTGGCCTCTAACTGTGCTCGTGCTATCGCATCTTGCGTGCGTTGAATACTCTCCCTCAGGATAGTTTGCTGCTGAGCTGCTAATGTGGCGCCTGCTCCGGCTTGTAAAATCTTAAGAGAGTTCAACAACGGAGCTTGGTCAGCACCTGGAATAAGTGTCAATCTTAGTTGAAAATCTTGTGTTTTTCTATCTAAATCCTGACGCAACTTCTCAGCGTCAATTGCAGCATTGACGTAAATTTGACCTTCTTTAGACAAAGCATCGCCAGCTTTTCTAGCGCCTTGAACAACGATTTTCTCGATATCACTTTCCGAAGGTCCAAGGGCTCCACCTGCTCCGATTTTTGTGTTTCTCATCGCAGATTGTCCTGCGGCAAACTCTCGTGCAGCGTTTGTCTGGGCCTGAAGCATCTTTACTTGATTAGAAAAATTACTTCCCCCAAAAGCTGCGTCTAATGTGGAACCTAGATTGCTCGCGTTGTTGATTGCTTCTTCGTAAGTCTTAGATAGAAATTTTCCAGCGGTTGTGGCTTCCATGGCGCTACGAGCAGACTGGGTATAGGCTAACGCAAGGTCATAGATGTTCTGGGTTAAATTAACCGTGTCTGAATCTACCGCAGCGTTAGTAGCAGAAAGAGTAGCAAGATTTTTTTGATAATCAAGGAGTGATTTTGCGATAGCGCCGTATGCTCCAGCGGCTTCACCCCCGTTTGCGAGCATCTCGAGTTTTGCACGAGCACGTAAAGTCTTTTCAAGTTTGTCTTCTAGAAATCCCCGATCTTTCAGTGTCTTTAAATAAAGCTCCATCGAAGCTGTTGCTTCTTCAACAGCCGCTGTCGCTTGCTGCCCGAAGTCCAAGGCGGACTGCGCATCAAACACTTTATCAATAGAACGACGGATAGCCTCCGTGCGATTTATCACACTATTGGGAAACAGTTTGTTGAAATCTTGATCACTGATTTTAAGCAGATCGCGTGTAGCTTCTTCTACGTCAATAAGTCTACTGTACGTGTCAGAAAGACCTCTCATTTGAGAAGCTACGTTGTTCAGCGAAGCGAGTTTATCTTTAGCTTCAGCAGCCGCTATAGCTGTCGCTTTTAGTCCTTCAGCAGTTTTGTTTCCGCTAGAGATTGCTTTCTCAAAAGTTGATCTATTTCCTTCGGCAAGAGTTTGGCTATATTCTTGCCAAGCGGTTTTCGCCATTTGAGTTGCGTCAGCTTCGATTTCAATCCTACGGATAACTTCGGTAGAACCGAAAACACCTTGTTTTCCGTAGGCTTCTAGGGTAGCTCTGACTTTAACAATTTCAGCCGTTTTATTGATAAGGTCCTCTAAGGTGCTTTCTAGCTTTGGGAGAACTCTACTTTTCCCTTTACCACCGTCAGCACCACCTGCTCCACCTGAGCCTGCTCCTGCTCCCGTGGTGTCCCCGAACAGGACCATCCTAGCATCTTTACCTGCTTTAGAATTAGGAGCTACAGCCGCTGTGAATTTCTGACTAGACAACCGTGCTTTATCGAGCTCGTTCAAACCGGCCTTGAGAGCGTTACTAGTCGCTGTTGCTGCCTCGACAACTTGCTTAGATGACCTATTATCTTTTGCAAGTGCATCAACTTGAACAACTAGATTCTTGATATCGCGTTCAGTCTGAGCCCCGGATATCTGAACTCCAAGGGATTTAAGAGTTTTAGCTTGATCGCTTCCACCTCTGCCTCGTAATCTGTCGAGCAATGGGAGCTCAGTGTTCTGTTTAGCTAGCGCAAAGTTCTGCCCTGCCTTGCGAGTACTGCCTTGGATATCTGCCAGAGTGGAAGCTCTTAAAGCATCTCGAGCAGCTTGACTCATATTTTGGTAGTCAGTAGTTAATTTACGAACTTCGTCTTGAACACCTACTAAACTATTCTGAAGATCAGCGCCTGAACTTTGTAGAGCTTTCTGAGCTTTAGTAGCTCCGTTTGTTTCTTTCACAAACAAAGCTATAGCAGTTCCTAATGCGATGACTCCACCTGCTATGAACAGGAATGGATTAGCCATCATCGCAGCAGTTAGCATATTCATAGCTACCCGTGCTGCGACTAACACTCCGGTTAAAAGGCCAGTGGACGCAGCAGCTCCCGCAGTTGCGACAGCCGTTGTCCCAGCGGCTGCACTAGATACTGCTAAAGAAGCAGCAAAAGCTTGAACAGCAATGATTGCAGCAGTCACTTTAGTAGTGTAAGCAGATATCATCGTCACCTGTGCGTAAATAGCAGAAGCTGCCATAGCTGTTGCGACAGTAGCTAACGAAATAGCAAGTATGTCCGCGTTACGTGTTAAAAAAGCGAATCCACCTGCTAACGCTCTTGCAATTGTGTTCAAAGCGCCGCCTTCTTTCAGTAGAACGACAACTCCATTGAAGATATCATTAAGTGCTGAAGTGAGACCTGCTTGACCTACGGCCTGTGAAAATTCAAAGAAGGCATTTTGAACACGCGCAATCCCAGCTGAGATAGTTTCCAAGGAGCTTGCCAAGCCACGATCAGTCATAGCCGCGATAGATGCAGCAAAACCTACAACGAACTCATCCAGTTTCTTACCCGTGATCTCTTTGTTCTTAACCATTTCGAACAAAGCTTCAGTTGTGACTCCCATAGCGTCGGCAGCCGCACGCATGGCGATTGGAAGACGATCGCCTAATTGACCGCGAAGTTCTTCCATTTGGAGTTGGCCTTTAGCCATGATTTGTGTCAAGGCTCGATACACACCTGCTGTATCATCCGCACTGAGCCCGAATACCCGTGCGCCTTGAGTGATATCGCGGAACGCCTTTTGTGTCTGCTCAACAGTTAACGTAGTTTCGGCAGAAGCTGCTCTAAACTGAGCATACCCGTTAGTCAAATCCCCAATGTAAACCGATAGGTCATCTGCGACTTGCTGAAGATATGAGAACTCCGTGGCGGCAATCGTAGCGGAACCTGTTACACCTTGAAGAGCAGCGTTACTCTTTTGGAAAGAGTCGATTTGCTTTGCAATTCCGGAGATGCCTGCGACAGCACCCAAAGCCGGAAGAACTTCGGCAGTACGCAAAAGCACACTAGAAAGTGAAAGAGCCTCAGTACGGAATCTGCTGAATTTTGCTCCAGCTTGATTCGCACCTGCGCCTGCACGACTGAAACCAGAATTAGCGGAATTAGATGCAGCATTAACCTTGTTCAAAGCGTTTGACAAAGTATTAGCGTTGCTCGCCATAGTCGCGAGATTTTTACCAGTCGGAATATTCGATAACACTGTAAACAACTTCTCAGCATTACTAACGGCTCGGCCATTAGGTCCGCGGAAATTATTCATAGCATTCATCAAAGAGACAAGATTGCTAAAATTACGTGACTTGTAAGAGTTAATCGCAGCGAATAAAGCTTTGATACTCGTAGTCATATTCTTGCTAGGAGCGCGTGACTTAGAGATCGCACTTAGTAGGTCAGTAACACTTTGGGATACAGAAGGGTTGACGCCTCTAAGTCTACTAAGCCCGTCGATTGCTTTTCCAAGCTGTGCAATCTGTTTAATCTTTTCTTGAGAGGCAACTGCCACTTTAGAAAGTTTACTGATGCGCTGAAAAAGCTCTTCGATCTTTTGCCCGGAGTCACCGGACATTCTATTCGCAGTACGCTGAATATCGCGTAAGGCTTTTACGACTTCGTCAGCACCTTTAGAAGCACCGCGAGCGTTAATACCAATTGGGATTTCTTTAGTCACTGGAACCCCTGCCTCTGCTCTTGTTTTTGCGTGCTCGCTTACGTTCCTCCTCGCGAATACGCTCAAACTCTTTAGACATATAGTGACTATCGAGTTGTTGGAAATGCGCTAAAAAGTCACTGACTTTTTCTTCGTTGGAGTCTGATAACGGGATAAGCTCAAGGTAGCACTTTATTTCCATGATGGAAATAGCTCTAGGTCCGTGCTCTGTAATTTTTCTTTGCAGATTAAGCGACTGAAAGGCACTCCAAATCTCAATTTCGAATTCGTCTAAGAACTCGGTTTCTTTTTCAGGTTTGAGATCATTTGGAATTGGGAGGCCTCGTTCTTCCAAGGCCTCCCTAACTTTCGCAGCACTAGCAGTGTTCCCTTTAGGAACTTCCAGACGCTTTAGGAGTTTTTTGCTCTTTCCACGTCTTGCTGAATTTTGAAGTTATCCAAGATGCCGGACTGGGTCACGATATCTGATTGGAAATCAGGTGCTTCTCTAAGAATTTGAACAACATCTGCTTCAGCATAAGTACCCAACTCCGGAATGTCCCAATCAACAAGCAACGCTTCTTGAATGAAACGCAAGTTGACCTCTTCTTGCTGAGAAGGGGTCAACTCTTTACCGCGTGCTCGGGCAGCTTCATAGGGCTTCATGAGACTGGTTAGAATTTTTTGCGCGTGCTTAGAGGAAGACCGTCTGATCTTAATCCAAACATCGGGTGCAAGTTCTACCCAATTACCTTCTTCGGCCAATGTGTTGTTCTGGCCATACTTATCCTTGAAGCTCATTGTAGTTCCTTAAAGTTACTCGAGATAAGAGTATCTCGACAGTTGGAAAGTGTATCCCAGCGTAGGGTGCTTGAGGCCTTGGAAGCCTAAAGATGGGATGATGTCGCTATCCACACCGGATACTTCATCACCACCCTCAGTGAACTTAACACGTGGAATATCAAGATGGTAGCCCGATGCTTTATCATTTGCAAGCATCGGTGCCGAGATCGATAGAGGGGTGTTGTTCTGAATTGCGTTAACCAAAGAAGCGTCACCGAAGTAGGCTTCCAGAGTTCCAGTCAGTTCGAAACGGCCTTGACCAAGCGAAGCATAACCAGTATTGGCAATCGCCTCACGACCTCGCATGTTGTTAGTCATCTCGATACTTAACGAGGTGATAGCAGTCAAGAAGTCAGCGTTGTTGATACGAATCTGGCCGATGTTTGAAGAGGCATTGTAAATTTCGCCTTCAACAGCAGCCAAAGTCGTAGCACCCGTAGTCCGAGTTGTGCTGTAGTTAGCAGCATTCAAACCCATTGCTTCAAAGGCAACTTGAACGTTGGAGCGAGCAGCCAAGTCAAAGGACAAGTCAAACTCAACGCCTCGGAATACGCGATAGGTAGAGACTTCATCAGCGCGAACAACTTCGCGTTCAACAGAGAATGAGCGACGAACAATACCGTTACGGACATAGTCGCCAGTAAGGATACGGATAGTTCTACCTGTGCCTGCATCTGCAGTCCAGCCAGTAGGCGTTGAGTCCAAGGTAAGAGTAGTTGCTGAGACAGAGGCAATACGGACCCAAGTGTTATTTGCGAGGGTAGCGAAGCCGTTTGCACCTTCTGCAATTTTGATCCACTGGCCTGCAACGAAACCAAGGTTGACGAAGTTCAAGGCAATAGTGGTCAGGCGCGGTGGAGAAGCCAAGGCTGCGATATCTGCAGAAGCACCTTCAATACCAACAACACGAACTTGGCCAGAGACAGCGGACTCTACCGTTAGGGAAGTAGTAGTGATCGCTGTAGCAGTAGAAGAAACTACTCTGCGAACAGCACCATTGTTCAACGGACTACCAGTTAAGCGGATAAGGTGTCCGGCTAAGAAAGCCGCACCACCCGAAGCAACAGTGATTGCAGTCGCACTAGTCGCAGTGTACGTGAGCCGTGGAGTGTTCGCCCAAGTGCCACCAAGCGAGGCTTGGAAAAAATCGTCCAAGGCGCTGAAACGCAGACGAGCGCTTACGTCGCCACTGACTTCAAAGCCTAGAACAGGAACGTCAAGAACCTGACGATCTGGTACAATAGTGTCGTCTGCTTCGGTGTCAACGTTCAACGTCATGGACGAGGAAGTAAAACCGATAGCTTGAAAAGCTGGGTTGGCAGGAGTCACACCATTGGTGACCTCCTGAATGTATCGAAGGGAAGTTCTATTGGCGTCGGCCATCGTTGTCTCCTGTCTTGATAGGGCTTTGCGACACCGTCGCCAAATACTGTCTATAATGGATTAGGCTCTTATAAGCAAGCCTTCTTTGCTATTCATCAACGTAGAATTTGACTATTGCAGACTCTCGATAGCGGCCTTCTTTGAAGCCTAAAGTTTGCACGTTCGCTACATCGAAAACAACGTGGCGACCGTTTGGCAACTCAAGACGAGCTTCATTAAAATACGTGTTGAAAACATCTAAAGTAAATGTGATATTTTTCGTGCCGCTACCTGCGGGAACTTCTCCATGCAAGAACAAATAACCTCTCCGACGAATGAAGGTGGGGCTACCAATAGACTCGCGCTGACGTCCTGTAGGTGGGTAAGTAATCTGAACTCGAAAAACTGGTTCGCCGCTTTCTGTATTAACAGAGTCAATATTCGGGAACACAAGTTTTCCAAGGGCGCTAGTCCAGAAGGACTCTAGTTTCACAGCGACAGCTTGCCTAATCCATTCAGCGTACACGATCTAACACTCCCAGCACGGCACTCTCAATTTCTTCGGTAATCATATAGCTGTAGCCCGTTAACGATCCGCTATCCAGATCGTCAAAGTTTTGATTATCCTCATATTCAACATTGTTTACCAAATATAGAGTACGATAAGGATTAGAAAAGACATCGCGCCTAATTGAAAGAGCTTCAAACCTAGCTTCTGCATCAAACTCTCCAGGTGCTACAGGATATTCAGGATCCCACCATTTTGCATCAAATTGAACACTATTGGAAGAAGGCGTTCCCATGCTCCAAAAGAAGTTCGAAAGTGTCTCACCAGTCCACACTGGGGTATTCGCGATATAGGCCTCTGTTCCAGCTTTCACACAAGCCATCAAAGTATTAGCTACGGTGAAGCGAATCGAGCGTTGAGTTTCCTCAACCAGCTCATTTATGATATCATCTACGTCTACTGTGAAGACTTGATTACCCATTTGGACCTGCCTTGTGGAAATCCACCAAGTAAATCGCCTGAGTTGGGATATACTCCACGGAGTCTACTTTGAATTTATAATCGTCCCATTCGAAACTATCACGATTGCTAGGTACCTCACCTTGGAGAAGAGTGTACGGCAAAAGCAACGTACCTGTCTCCAACTTAGCTGGAGGATCAACGTAGATACCTGTCGACGAGAAGTTAGCTACATTATCCTTGTCTTGACGTGGGTAAATCACGACTTTTTGCTCTAGGGATAAAGAGCCTCTCTGGCTGACTGTGTCAGTAAGAATATCGTAACGCTCGTTAGCTACTGATTGAAAATTCCACAGAACCGTAGTCGTGGCATCTTCCAACAGAGCCATCGCTTTGTCAACGGCTTTACGAACGATCTTGTTTAAGGGAAGCTTCATGCACTTGCGAGCCTCCGTGATACAATGCGTCCTCTAGAGCTCACACCTACGGTGGAGTAAGGTGAGAGCATCGCCACTACGTGAGGAGCAATCGGCAGTTTGCTTGGATTGGTTGTCTCGTCTGATTTTAGACTGACTTCCAGAGGCCCCACTTTAACTGAGTTCACACCCTGCTCCGTTGAAGAAGCAATCGTGTTTTCGTTCTGATATTCAGCTTGTAGGAGCGTAGCAATCTTAATGATATTGGGGACGCCCGTGAGCAATCTACCTTCAGTATCATAAAACAAACTACGTGGGAATTTCAAAGCTTGAGTGGTACTGTATAGCGTACCATTGAAACTCAGGTAGATATCTAGAATGCTCGTAGCGGCTTTAAGAAGCTCCTGCTTGCGAGCAGTCAACAAAGTAGTGAAAGTTGAAGATGGGTCACCATACGTCGCAGCAAGAGCATCAGCTTCGACCACGGAGATATAGCTGTCACTGTTAGTGAGACCAGTCCCATCTTCAACAATCATAACTTACGCCTTATCTTTGGCGGCGGTTGCCTTGGCCTCTGTGGCCTTAGCCTCGGCTGCCTTTGTCTCGGTATCCTGAGCTGGGGCAGTAGTTACAGGAGCAGTCACAGGCTCTTCCTGTGTGGTTGGCTCGGTAGCTGCCTCTGTGGCCTCTACGGCGTCGCCCGCTTCTCCCTGTGGTTGGTACTCGCGTACAAACACGTAGCCCATTTGCAGATAGCCCTCGTAGGAAGCCGAACCTTCTTCAAGAATAGCTTCTTGGCCATCTTTTCCCATTACAACAAGTCTCATGATTTTTCCCTCAAGTTAGTCCAAATGAAAAGACTAGCCCCCGTTTATACGAGGGCTAGTCAATTACAAGTTAGACGGCTGGGCTACAAACGCCACGGAACAGCAACTCAGGCTGAATAACCGCAGCACCGACCATCGTATCGAAGGACACAATGTTCTTCTTCAACGACATGTCGTAACCGAACACCAAGCGGATACCCAAACCACGATAGTTTACGGTAGCCGATGGGAACGCACCGCCCAATGGGGGTTCTGGAGCGACGCAGGCATAGGCCAAACCGCGACGATCACCAAGGATCGACACAGGATGATCACCGACGAAGGTTACAACAGTCGTGGAGGGCACGTTCACTGGGAGCGCTGGCGAGAACGCAACAGTGATCGAGTTAGCAGCAGCCGTCGCAGCAGCAGTTACGCGGAAGCCCAAAGGCACGCCACGGCTGTTGACAACGCCAGCAATCGTGAACAAGTCACCAACTCGAACCGTACCCGTAAGGGTCGCGGAGTTCAGGGCCATCGAGACAGCGCCAGCAGTTTGGTTCGAGGTCACTGCACCAGCTTTGATGGTGCCGTTGCTGATTGTACCAGCGGTGTGGATCGGCAGAGCTTCCGATTCCAACCAATCGATACCAGCCTTGCGGCCGAGGTAGGCATCCATCATTGCACGACCGCCGTCGCCCAAGGAGTCAGCACGCACCAAGTCACCGGTGGAGCGGAGGTCCGAAGCGAGGAACGGGTCGACCATACCCATGCGATTTGCCAAAGGAATCTTGGCCATCGCCATATGAGCGCTGATCTTAGCAATGTTTGCCAACGAGTCGAACTTCGTTGTAGTGGTGCCGAAGAACTGGTTGATGCCAGTGTACTTCGAAATCACATAATCTTCGACCTTGTTAGCGATGGACTTCATGGCTGGAGCAGCAACTTGCTCAGTGAAATCGCGAACGTCCAACGACAGTTCCTTCGAGTCCAGCTCAACCGTGGTGTCGAAGAACTTTTCGATGACCAAGTTGACCGAGCTTTCTTGGATCGTCTGGCGGGTAACAGCAGTTACGCCATCAAATTCGTTGGTTACGAAAGTGGGCGGGCGGCGAATACGGATAGTGTCGCCAAGGTTGATACCGCTGGTGAATTCAGGCTCGTAGTCGCGATAAAAAGCACCAACAGCGGCGAGGCTGTCTTCCAGGATCACCAGCGACTCTTGCGCGATCCCAACGGCATTAGCATAAACTCCAGGCATTTGGAGGAATCCTTCTGTAAGGGTGTTTAGAGAAAGCTACCTCCGGCAGCAGGAACTGTCTATAAACTGTTGAGTTAAATTGCGCAAGTAATCACAGAGTGTAAAAAGAAATTTCTTTAGGCAAAAAGAAAGGCCCTCACAGAGAGGGCCTTTAGTCGGGGGGCAAAGATCAGAAAAGTTTATCGACGATTGCTGCTTTGAGCCTGCATCTCGCGCTTACGCTTGTCGTAGTAGGTTTTCATGTCCACGGCACCCGCTGCTGCGATAGTCTGATTACCTTCACCGCCACCGCCGGATCCGATACCAATGCTGTCTTTCGACAGATAGGGTGACTCAGAAACGACGGTATCAATCCATTGCACAGGGGTCATTGGAGTAATAGCATCAGGACCATAGACCACGTTGCCATCTTTTTTAACTACAACGGAGCCAGTGTTCATGTCAACTTCAAATGCACGACGCGCACGGGAAAGAATATCTGGAAGTGCGCTTGGGTTAGCTTTACTTCTAGGGTCGGTGACCGCTTGAGTAACTGCGCTTTCCAGGATGAAATCCTGCATGCGTGCTTGAGCCTTCGTGAGTTCAGCAGCCAGTTTCTGTTTTTCAGAACTTTCTGCCTCGAGTTTCCGGCCCATTTCCTCTTTTAGGGACGAAGTACGACGTTGAAGAAGTTCTTCCACACCGCTATCATCAACCAGTTGTTTGTTTTGAACACGTTGTTGGATTTCTCGCATAGCCGTTACTTGGCTCTCGACTTCATCCAAATTGAGCTGTCCATCCTGAATATTGTGGATAGCTTTGAAGCGATCAACTACCGTAGTGAGGGTTTGCTGATCCTTCATGAGCGAGATATTCTTCTCACGGAACTCAGTCAATTTCTCCGTGGGAACCACGTTTACTGCGTACTTGCCCTCAGCCGTGGTCTGAGCGATAGGACGCAATTCCTCTGGGACTTGCTCCAAGGAATCCAATTCGATAATAGGCAATGTAGTCTCCTTCCTGCACCGCAGGTTGTTGTTTTGTCAAAATGACGGTCTTACATAACCCGACAAAACACTCACGACAAGGAGTCAGCCTGTTGGAGATTCGTCCTCGGGTTCCCCGTATAGGGCATTTTCCAGAGGAGTCATCGTAGCACATTTAGCACAGCAGAGAAATTTAGAGCCCCTAGGACTGCAGATTACCACGAAACCGCTGAAATCACACGTAGGGCAGGCCATTTCTTCGTAGTCAGAAGGGAAAACTGCTGTACTTTTAGCCAAGCCTCGGTCTAGCTTACACTCAGGGCATGGGAACGGCTCCCAAACTTCCATGGGAGCGATTGTCACCCATTCGTGATTACAAGCTGTGCAGATAACAGAAGCTGATCGATGAGGACGATTCGACAAATCACGCAACTCGGACTCTTTAGCGAAATCTACAGCTTCTACTGAAGATTCAACTGGAGGCAGTTTACTTGGATCTTTCTTCTTTGGGGTGAATTTAAGCACATTCTCTTCGTTAGGTTCTTCTGACACCTTGATTCTCCTAGCTATTTTTGGAGTAATTCTTCCTGCTCGTTCGGGTCTTCAGGGTCCGATGAGGGATCGCTTGAATCGTCTTCTAATTCTTGAGGAGCCTCTTTCATCTTTTTCAGCTCCTCCCTAGCTTTGCGATTTTCGATCTTCGCTGCCTGCAAGTCTGCTTTGTCTTGCTCTGCACGAGGCTTGATAACCTGCTCTTCGATCATCGCGATGTACTCGGCTTCGGTAGTTTCTTCCGTGACCCAGCCAGCATCCCGCATCAAAATGTACATATCTTTAGCGGATAGGGACTTTCCAAGCATTGTATCCAAGGAACGCAACTCGCGAGCACCGATGCTCGGCACGGAGAAGTGCCTGTTGAGGTAGAACACCACGTTTTCAGGGTTCTCCCCGATCCACTCCGCAGCAGTCTTAAGAATATTCTGGAACGCTGATGTCACACATTCCACAACATCGCTGAGGGTTGCATCTCGTGCAGCTTGGGTGTCTTCGTCGTTGGCAGAGCTGCGAGCAGCGGCGTTCTTCCGCTGAGACAACAGGACAGCGCCGAGGGTGCGAAGTTGCTCTTCTTTTTCCTCTTGCCCGTTTTCGAGGGAGGACAGACCAGTGCCTTTAAACTCCAAGATTTCGGCCTTGTCGTTTGGCCCTAGGTCCCAGACGCGGGACGGCGAGATCAAAAGGACCTCATCTTCGGCTGGTTCCGACTCAGAAGTAATAACGTAAACAGGACTTCCAACGTAGTGGCGCGTCGTTTCAAGGTTTGCACTGCCTCGATAGTGCGCCATGTTAACGTTCACAATATCTAGCATCAGAGGCTTTTCGATATTCGGAGTATTTTCCAATGCTCCGATAAACCAGAACGGAATATAATTTAACCGCTTTCCAAAGATCAACGGATACTTCGTGTCTGCTTGCTTTAGTACCTCTTCAATGTCAATAGCACCCGTGAGCATAGCTTCAGCAGGACGACAGGCACAATACTCGTTATTCTTGTCTAAAGCGAGCAGAAGATAAGAGTTCTCGCGTATGCGGGAGAAGACGTTTTTCGTGTAACGTTTCGTTTTTTCGCGCAAAAGAATCCATTTTGGCTGAGGATTATCATCATCCCACGATAAAATATTCTCCGCTGTGAAGCGGCTAAGGTATGGACGAGCTAATTGACCTGGAACAGATGTTTTCTCCATGTCTAGAAGAATGCCGCTGCGTGACAAAAGACAGCTTTCTTGGGTACTCCAGCGAGCCAATTGTCTCAGCGTTAGGCCATCAGGCGTTGCAGCATCTCGCAGATACTCCATCTTAGCCGGACATTTGTACATCTCTTTACGACGAAAAATCGAGGAAGTTAAGGCATCGATCGTTCGGGAGACGAAATTAACGAACTGAGCACGATCTTTATACATGCGATATTCGTCATCTTCCATCTTGTCACGACGTTGAAGATACTTTTCTCCACGTGCTTTGACGGCATCCTCACCTTCAAAGGCATCACGAATTTTCTCCCACTGACCGGCCCTGCGCACGTACTCGGGATGAAGGAGCGTAGTTGATGGAAGAGTCGCTGCCTGCAGAGAGCTATCGGGAGTGTATCCACGAGGCGCAATCGTCTGAATATTAGCAGGGTTGCCGTAAAGATCGCTAACCATAACGCTTCCTTGATATTGGGAATTGCTTTTGACCAACTTCCTAGCTAGCCATAAACCTAGTTAGCACAGGAGTAATCAAATGATAAAGCCCTCTACAGTAGAATCTCCGCAACCGACAAAAGTTAAGAAGCCTCGTGCGCCTAGGAAGAAGGCTGTCGCCAGAACAGAATCAGATGCTCCTGAGCCTGCTACACATACTCCCGAGTCTGGAGGGTTGTTTCTTAAGAAAGTCGATGAAGATCACTCGATGCTTACGATCCTTGGCAAAGATGGTGAAAGTGCAAAAGTTGCTATTTATCATTTCAAAGGTGTTCCTACTACTCCGGGTCAAATGCTTCAAGTTGAGATGAAAGAGGACTTTGTGTTCCCAGAGGGTTTGGAACTATCCGAAAGGCAACAGAAAGCCTTAGTTGAGCAAGTGCAAACTCAAATTGAGCGAGGCTTGTATAGTCAAGTCTCCGAGTCCCAGCCTATTATGAACATCTCGAATAGTGCAGTAGCTGACGAAATGAGCGATGTTTTGAAAGCACGGACAGACAAGCTCGTAGTTCAAGGGCTTCTGGGTGATCCTCACTTCGGTTGTCCTCCGGTGCTTACACTCCACTCCGGGACAAGGTTCAGCCCACCGGTATTCACAAATCTTGGGGATTATGTGCTCGAAAAAGAGTCGCGTCCTGGACAAATTCTATACATTGGGGAAGCTGATCGGGTGCGTCGGGAGGAAGCTGAGACTCTGGCAGAAGCTCTAGCTGGGACGTTTGTTCCTGTTCAAGAGCCCTCTAGAGTGCATCGCTTCCAAGTTCTCCCAAGTGAGCGTAAGAAGATTATTATTGCACTCGGGGTAGGTGTCCTATGCTTGCTGGGACTAGTAGCTTTGGCTACGCTGGTGTTCTTCGGGGAGGCTGGCTAGTCGTCTAGTAGATAGTCAGAAGGGCGTAAAATGAGTATAGACTTTAGCAAAAGCGACTGGCGTAGATCAGTCGAGAAAGGTAACGAGATGACCGACGAGAATACGGGGACTGTATCAGTAGGGGACGAGGCGTATTTAGAGGGACTGGGTAAGTTTCTCATTACATCTGGGGGTATTCCCCCATCGTACAATGATCTTCGCAATGCGATGCAGGACGCTGAGGGCATTGAGCGCTCGTCTTATGTGGCTCTAGATTTGAGTGTATCCAGTAAGCTGGCGTTCTTGGTCATGAGCGACTCCACGTTGTACGCTAAACGGCCCTCCATGATGATTGCCGAAGCTTTTGAGCTCTCTGCGCATTTGATTCGTAATGTGTCGCTTATTCTCCATGAGGCCAACAATCTCAACTTAGATCAAGACGAAGAGGGCATCAGCAAAGTAGTCATCATTCAATGCTCGGAATTCTCGCGTGAGTTCTTCGCCAAGGTTTACTATCTGCTGTATCAGCTCGAGTACCACTACCAAGTTCGTGTTCGCAATGAGGACTTTGATCCTACAGTTGCTCTTGAGATCAACGGCCCATGCGAGCCGTTTGTCGTCGAGCGCTCTCCGGAGCGTGTTAAGTTTTCCGAGATGCTGTTGACAGACTTCGCCGAAGTTATCCATGACCTGATGTTCAGCGATGGCTTGCTTACGTCTTCGCTCGTCGATAACACAGACTCCTGTAGAAATGCTCGACGTATCATGGGGCATCTAGCTTCTTCGCTACATATTGATTTAGCTAAAGAAGTAGGGCTGTTCTGTGATTGGGCGATCGATAATCGTATGCGGCAGAATGCTGAGATGGAGGCGGCTGCTGCTCGAGAAGAGGCAATTATCGATGGGATGGTTGCTAATGATGTTGGTTCTTCCATGGGAGATTCGCTCGTTCACGATGATTTAGGAGACGGGACGGAGTTTCCAGAGGATGGGGACGACTTTCCAGAGTCGTTTAAGAATGAGTATGCGAACTTCCCGAAGGATGGGTCGGAGTTAGACTTGGACTCGGATGATCGCTCATGATTTCTCAGCGGCAAATGGATAAAGGGACTGAGGAGAGGCTTCTAGCTGTCGCGGAGTTAGTTGCTGAAGGGCAAGTGGCGTTCGGGCGGAAAGTGGGGACGACTTTCAGGGTTTCTATGTGGGATATTTCCATGGATGAGCTCGTGAATCTCCAAAAGGGCTACCCTTTGGTATTGATCATCAGTAAGGATGAAGTGATGATCACTACTGAATCTGAGTTAGGTATCGAAGTTGATTTTTCTAAAAGAAAGGTGAATTAAAATGGTTGAGACTGTTGTAACAATCCATAAGTGGGCAACAGAGACGTTCGGTTCTCCGAAACGGACTGCTGTTTTGGGCAAGACACTAGAGGAGCTTTTGGAGTTCCAAAGAGCTCTGGTTGCTTGGTTTGAGATCGAAGATGAAATGCGGAACTTACGCATGGATCGAGTGGGTAAGTACGATCCTCCAGAGGAGCACGCGAAAGCTCTAGAAGAGTATGAAAAGGCCGAGATCACCTATAAGAAAAGGCTTTACGATCTTCGTAAGGAGCTCGGTGATTGTTTCGTTATGCTATCGAACTGTTTTGAGGGTAGCGGGGCGATGCAGTTTCCTTCGCTGGCTGGTGAGGCTGTTCGGGGTCCGTTAAGTGAGGGTCGTCGCTCTCTTTGGGTTCAGGGGTTGGGTAGGATCAATTTGGGGTTGTCGGAGCTGCTCGTGGGTATCCAGAGGTGGGATGACATTGAGTATTGGTTACAGGCTACTTGGTCTCATCTGTCTTGGATTGCTGTTGGGCTTCGGGTTGATGTTCAGGAGGTTGTGGACGAGGTAATGGTGATTAATAGGGATCGTCAATGGCGTGTTGATGGTGATGGGACTGGGAAACACATCGGCTGATCTTTAGGCTAAAGTTTTCAAAAATTTTTTCTGTTCTGATTTTCAGGGGATTCTGGGTTCACAGCCTAGGGTCCCCTGACTGATTATAGATCATATTTCTTCAAATGTCTGGCGGGGGCTAATGGCCCAACGCACCTTATACGGGCACGCGGGGCCACCACTACTTAAAGGCGTGCGCGGGGTTGGCGGCTGGCGCGCATGGCGTGCGCGTGCGCGGCATAGGCTGGCGGGTTAGTGCCTAGCCATTGCCAAGCCAAATTGCGCACGGCAAGCGGCAAGGCGCTAACGGCAAGGGCGCGGGCATAGGGCCGCACGCGGCTAGCAAGGGTTGCAGGGGCGTTTTGGTTTTGCATGGGGTAAAAGCCTTAAAAGGGTTGCAAGGGTAACCAGCGCCCATTTATAGGGCGCTGGCGTGGGTTGGCGTGTTAGGCTTGGCTTACAAGCGCCCAAGGCAAGGCGGCTTGCCGCGCCTGCGCCTTGTAGCAGCCGCGCACACTGGCGCGCTTGTTGCTGCCTAGCGTGTTGCTGCCTAGGGCATGCCCCGCGTTGGCGGCTGGCCAACCTAGGGCCGCGCCTAGGGTTGGCAAGGCGCTAGCAAAGCCTTGCCATTGCGCCTTAGTGTAAAGCACACCAGCCGCAGGCATTGGCAAGCCTAGGGCCGCGCAATGTGCAGCAAGGCAGGCCGCAGTATTAGTACCCATTTTACCCGCTGGCGCAATGCCTGTTACTACTACATGGGTGTAGTTAGCTTGGCTAGCGGCTTGCCATGTTTGGCTAGCGGCTGGCGTTTGGGCTACGCTAACGGCTGGCATAGCGTTTGGGGTTTGGGTTGCGGTTGCGCGGGTTGCGTTAGTTTTAGCCATTGTATTTACACCTTGTAAGTTAGGCCCGTTAAGCTAGCGGGCGGGTTGTTGCCTTGTTGGCAAGGGTAGTTTTACGGCAAGGCAGGCAGGCTTGCAACAGGGTTGCGCAGTGTTTTATTGCATGGGTGGCATGCGCAAACGCATAGGCGCTTGGCTGGCTGGCTGGCTGGCTGGCTGGCTGGCTGGCTGGCTGGCCTAGGGCATAGCATGGCAACGCCTAG